AGATATAAATCGATTATCTTTGACACGATCAGAGGTTTTAGGTTTAGAATGTTAGCTCCGCAATATCGTACGTTGGATAATTATATGCGTTTGAGAAATTTGTACCATGAATTATCTCATTCACCTTTGATAAACACAGATGGAAGGGTGTATGGGCGGAGTACTGGTAACCCTTCGGGGCAAGCCTGTACTACACCTGATAATACATTTAAGAATTTTCTTGATATTTGTGTTTTATGGTGCTTGAGTGTGCCGGAATCGATGTGGGAATATGATATCTTTAAGAAGTTTGTGCGTATGGTGCTGTGTGGTGATGACCTGTTAGTTTCTGTCCATAGGGCAGGACATGGGTTGTTTAATCTTGACACCATTAAATCGCATATGGCTGAAATTGGTATGGAATACCACTTCGAGTCTGACTCGTTCAAGAATGCGGAGGATTGTACCTTCTTGGGCCATGGTTTCATTAAGTTGCGCGTGCCCGGAGTAGGCGTAGATATGTGGATGCCTGTCATAGACAGTCATCGTATGTATTGTTCGATGCTGAAATATAACGAGCACACGCGCTGTTCATGTCATCAGGACCCATTGGTTTTAGTTACTCCCATGCATGCTACTGCATATACTATCATTAGAGCTTGTGGATTACGTAATGAAACGTTCTGCAATCCCAAAGATAGAGAGTGGTATGACCGCCTCTTGTATTACCTACGGGTCAAGACCCGAGGATGTGACAATGAGGAGATCAAGCTTGCATGGAAGAATTATTTGCACGATGATTATTTGTGGGAGTTATATAGTGGCATTAAATTGGAGTGATTAAATTTGTGTGGCCACGCTGAGCTCGGTCACTTTAATAATGTGCTCTCCCCTTTGTAAAGTTTTTATTTATCATTCTTGTGTTATTGTTGTCTGTTCTTGCGATTATTTGAACGTTTTGCCGTATAATTTGTCGGCAAATCGTTATCATTTTAATATTTTTGCTTGGGTCTGTGATTTTAATTGTGGAAGATGCCAAAAAATGCTGCAGCTAAGGCAAAGCGAAAGCTAAAAAAGAAGGAGGGGAAGAAGAAAAAGACTGGCAAGCCTGGTAAAGCGGGTAAGTCAGCCGGTAAAAT